GAATGTGCACGGCACTACGTTCTTCGGAGAAAACAGCTTGTCCGCCTGATAAATCCGCAGGATCTCTCCCCCGTTTATCCGAACGCGCCCGCGGTTGCATTGCTTTTGCCGCTCGTATTCGTCGCGCGCCAGCTTGTAACTGTTCGTCTCAAGCTGAACCTTCTCTTCCCCGCATTCGATTGTCAGGATTGTGTATTTCATCGTAACTCTCCTCCAATCATGTCAAAAAGCGTTGGCGTCCATCGCTCTGCATCTGCCTCGCGCATGTATCCGACTCCATCCCTGAAATAATCCTGAGATAATTCGCATCCTATGCCATTTCTCCCCATTTTCACCGCCATATACGGAACCGTAAATAGCCCTGCAAACGGATCGTATACTGTGTCTCCCTCGTTCGAGTACCTGCGTATCACGCGTTCCACAATGTCGAGTTGCAATGGGCATATATGCATTTCTTTCCTTCGGCTCGACTGTGATGTATTCAGCGTCCGCATCCGATTTATGTCGTCCCATA